TAACTCTAATTGATTAATATAGAACACGAGTCGCATCGTTGCTTCTGATATCTTTTGCAGTTCCTCATTGTCTGACTTCTTTTGCCATTTGCTGATCGTTTCTAAAATCTCAGCAGAGTCAATCATATATTGCAACTGACCAAAATCCATATCAAGCATATAATCATTCCTATAAATCCTATCTGTGCAAAGTCTATCTTCATAACCCTAAAAACTTTTTGGCTTTAGCCCACCACACATTCTGCGTGTAGTATAAGTTAAACTCTGTCTGAGTCATTACTTCTATCCTATCGCCTTTATTGACGATGTAAAGTCCTGTGGGTGTTATTTTAAAAACCATGCTCTTAAAATATAAGTTAATAATAAGATGTCTAAAATAGCAATCCAAAAGCATAGAGCTATCAATGTTATATACATTGTACCCTCTATGTCATTAAAGTAGTTGAATAATTTTCTCATATAATCGTTTTAATGTTATACAAATATAATTAAAAAATGTTAATAAAGCAAATTTAAGAAGTTAAGACCTCTATACATAATTCGTGAGGTATCTTACTTCTGTTGTAATTACCTTTCAAGCCCTGCGTTCCTGTCCTGCTTCCTCTTGGTGCAGATTCGTGATGGCAGTCTTTGTTACCATTAAAACATTCAGGTCGTGGATTCCACCCTTTAGAGTTAAGTAAGTTATATAGATTGTTAGTCCATATATCAGTCGGCTTTGCTCGTGTATCGCCATACTTACAATACCATACTGTTACACGCTCAAAATCCTTAACAACTTCCAATTTACGAAGTTTGCCACGTGGGTTCTCTATGTAAAAAACCAAATTAGGATTGATATTACAAAAGCATTCAATGATTGACAAAGTTTCTTTTACAATTTTAACACCTAATTTAGCTTGTTCAGTTTTTGGTGTGTGGTCTTTGTTCCAATGTTTCCCAATACTTGCAACACTAAAATAAGTACAGGGTGGCGAAGCCCATATAATATCAGGTGTAAATGGCACTTTGTTTATATCAAACTCTAATATATCTACTGCATAATCTATACCCTCAAATTTGTTTATATCACTACTGAACACATTGTAGCCCAAAGATTTTGCTGCTTTGCCTACTGATCTACTACCTGCAAACAACTCTAATACATTCATATATTTAAGTGCATTATTGTATTAATCTTATTTATCGTTTCCTGCTTATCTACAATTCCGTTATCATCGTAGTAAACATAAACGTAGGGGGCGAACATACGTGCGTAGTTCTCGTTCTTTTCTTTGTGGTTTGCCTTTGCTCTGTTTTGGTAAGCTGTGTTCATCATCTTGTATGATATAGGTTTTATCTGTATTCCTAAAACAATGTAGTCATCTTTTATAATCTCAGCATCTATGCAATAAGTATGATCTTTCTCGAAGTCTGTTTTAACTATATCAATGTTTGTAAACTCTGCTTTGAGTTCGTCTATTATGCTAAGCTCTTGTTGGTATCCGTTCCAAGTCTGTCCTATCACACGATAGAAAACATACTGCTTTACCTGCTCTAAAGGTATCCATTGATTCTTTAGGTGTATCCTTTGACTTACATAGGATAATTGTTTGTATCCTACTGAGCATTTGTACGAGTATTCCCAATCTTTATGCGTTTTACTTTCGTGGTATTTGTGAAAGTCGCTTATTAGCTTCATGCACTTACCTACATACTTAGTCTGAAAAAAATGATTGACACTCTTATCTTTGTTTAGCTTTCGGTATAGGGCATCGTCTAATGGCTGCTTATACTTATAAGGCATATATCTTGTTTATTTGATATATCCATTCTTTTAAACGCTTAGGCGAACAGGTACATATTTCATGGTATTTATGTGCGTATAGGTCTGCGTGTAATTCGCAAATAAGTTTGTAATGCTTCTCGGTCATGCTACCACTTGTAATCTTAGCGAAGGGCTTCCACCTATCTCTTTGCTCTTTGGTCATCTTACCTTTTGGCATACTAAAATTTTATATTGTTCCACTTATCCCTGCGCTGATCACAGCCACAATCCCTACCCCTAAGTTTGGATATCTTCTTTACTATATAACGTATTCCTGTGTATTTTGTGAAGTAAAATACTAAATCCCCTAATCCCATTCTATATTATTTTTAATTAAATCCTTAACTCTTTTGTATGTAAAGTACAGAGAATAATAAGATATGTTTGTCTTACGTGCTAATTCTGCAATAGGCATACCATCGCTAATTATCTCAAAGACAGTACGATCATACCAAAAGGTTTTGTCGAGCAGACTATCCATTTGCTTCATAACACCACAAATGTCTATCTCTTTTGATTCGCCCTGCTCATCTAAATAGTCTGAAAGGTTATCTATATTGGTTTTTATTATATTTTTTTCTTTTCTATGCAGATCTATAAACAAACCCCTTAAAACTCGGTAAACATACATGTGGTTTATATCATCGCCATAGGTTATATCTACACCTTTTGTAATGTAAGTGTGGATACGCAGATACGCTTCTTGCACTATATCTTCTGCTATGGATTCTTTGCAGCCAAAAGATAACACAATCCTGACCCAATCATCGTGTTTCTCTGCAATCTTCTCAAGTGTTGTTTTCAAAATGGTAAATCTGTTTGTTCTTTGGTATTGTAATTTACTAAATTTTTTCCATCTATTTCAAACCCTACATTATTCAAGATACTTCTAAACTTTATGGGATCGTCTATCGGTGTGGGCTTATAGCCCAATTCTTGGTTTTTTACCTTGGCTGAAAAAAGGTTAGAGTATATCCAATCCGTTTCATGGTAAATGTATCTGTGTATCACAAGAAAATCATCAGCTCTGTTAATAGATTGCCCACCGAGTTCACTATCAGAAGCCATAGGTGGTATAGGATGCCCTGAGTAGTAATGACCTTGTGGGTGTCTTTTTCTTAGTGCTTCGGTCACCGCATGAACACATATCCAAGTTGTAATGTTATGCTGTTTGCAGAAAATTCGTATATCGGTAAGACTTTCATATCCATACTCATAACTATTAGAGTTCTTAGGTATATCCTTTTTTAAGCTATTTAGAGGATCAATTAAAAACCCTTGATAATCCCATGCCTTTTTTACAGCAGTTGCAAGTTCTAAAAGGTCTTTGTATGTGTACGCTTTCTCAGTATCTACAAACTTAAAATGATTAAATACCCAATCGTATTGCTTTTTAAAGTCCTCTGTTTCTATTTGGTTAATTGGTTTGCCCTCTGCAAACTCAATGAGCTTTCTAATAAGTGCATAGGGTTCGTTCTCACTACTAAAAACAAGCCATCGGACATTATGCTTTAGTGAGTACAGGAACATCAAATAAAATACTAAGTGAGTTTTACCTGTGTTTGCGTGTCCTAAAATAAAGTTGAGATTGCCATGCACAAAACGAAAGTGATTATCTAATCTATCAACCCCTAAGCGTAAACCCTCGCTTACTTTTCCTGCTCGTATATCATTAAGTTTTTTAAGATGTTTGTCAAAGTTTATTAGCATTTGGTAAAGTTAAATAAAAAAAGGGGCTATAAAGCCCCCTATGGTTAAAATGGTAAATCTGCTCTATCAGGTGCGTGTTCTTTGGCTTCAACACCCTCAGCTTGTTTGTGGATTTTCCACGCTTGGATTGTGTTAAACACTTTGACATCGCCCTGTGGGTTAGTCCACTCACGTCCTCTAAGGTTATACTGAACCTCTACATGATCACCCTCGTTGTAAGAGTCTAAAGTGATACACTTGTCATTTGAAAACACAACGCTTAATATCTGAGGATATTGCTCTTTAGTGTTTAATACAAGTTCTCTGAATTGATAATTACCTTTTGTAGTTGTTTGTCCTACTCTTTTTACTGTTCCAATAATACTACCCATTGTTTACAAAATTTATAAGTTTAGTTGCATCTGCTATAACTGTTTCAATATCTGCATTAGGACGAGATGCGTGAAAGTCCGCAGCAGCTTTAACCATACTTTGACGAACAATAATCTGTTCTCTGTTCCCTGTGGGTTGTGTTGGTATGGGTTTATTGTAGATGAGCTTCGCTGTGTTGTATTGCTCATTCGTGATTTCAAAGTCGATTATTTGTCCGACTTCCTTCTTAAATTCGCCTTTGGCTAAAAACTGATAGTTGTTACCATTTGCGAGATACACCTGATACTTATTGAAAGTACCTGATGCGTTTGTATAAGTACCCTTAGGTTCTATTTGCGTAATTTTGCTCTGCATAATGTAATTCTAATTGATTTTCTAAAATTTCTAAATGAGCTTCTAATTCTAAAATTCTATTGCTCATGCTTTCTATTCTTGCCCTATCAAATTCCCTCATGAGTTCCGCTATATAATCCATATCGCTTATCCTCTTGTATCTTTAACATATCAAGCACATCGTACAAGCTGTTAAGGTTTTGATCAGACATTATCGCATCATGTTTGTTTGCGAGTGTGTAAGTAACAGCGTAGAGTATCGCATCTTGCTGTTCGGTATTCAAATTAAATTTCATAATAAAGTTTTAATGTTTGTGTAAATATATATACTTTTTTTTAAATAAACAAAAAGGGGGGCAAAGCACCCCCCTAAACATAACATTAAAACGTACCCTAAAAGAATAGGATAGTGCAAAGATACTATTTCATTTTCTTTTTAACAAGAGCTGTGTATTTACTTATCAACTCTTGTAAATCATTGTTTGAGTATTTAGTGATCTGTATGGCTTTAGCGTGTAAGTCCTCTGCTGTACCCTTACCATAGTCTTTGTCTAACCTAAGCCCAAATTTGTACTGTTCGCCATATCTAAATACATTACAAGCTGCACATTGCACTTGACAGTTTGTTTCATCCCATCTTGTTCCGTAATGTTTTCTGCTTTGAAAGTGTCCGTTTTGTAATCGCTTGTAATCATCACGCTTACCACAAGTGTAACATTCAGTTATGCCCTGAGCATTTGCGTTTCTAAGTCGTATGTACTGACTAAAGATATTATCTAAACGCTTTACAAGATTTTTGCGTGATACCTTTTTAGACAACAGCGTTATCTAAGATTTGAATTATATGGCGTATCTCTGACTTCTCAAACTTACCCTCAATAGAAGCGTTATACGTTTTAAATGTTAAGTGATAAAAATCTTTATCTGCTGTATGCTTATCCTCTTTTTTACCTAAGTAGTCAATTTTTAAATCAAATTTCATTTTTTTTCTATATATATATTATATAAATATACTAATTATTTTTTTATATTATATTATATTATTATATTATACTTAAAAGTATATTATTATATATATATATTACTTAGAGATTTTTTTAAATTTTTCAAAACCTCTGCTACCAAAGTAAGCCACATAGATTGTTACGAGTAAAGTCTTTAAGAGTTCTATCCACGCTTCATCTATCTTAAAATCTATCTGTAAACTATCAAGCACAATGTAGATCGTAGTGGCAATGGTAAGGTAAATAATCGTTATCGGACGTACATTCTTACTGAGCCATGAATCGCTTTTCATATCAGAATCCCAACGCTTAGAAACCTCTAAAAGCTCTTGTGAATCCATCTCGAGTAGTTTTAAGGCAGTCTCTTTGTCTTGTGGGGGTAGGGTGTCATCTTTGTCTAAAAGTCCCTTAACGATGCCTAAAACGCCATTGTCGGGCAATACATCACCCACTACGTTAACTATGTTAGAACCTGCATTTGTAAGGAACGCACCGACCTTCGTGTCCTTAAACTTCTTTTTACTCATGTTTTCTAAATTGTAATTGTACTAAAAATAAGTATATATTAAGCTCGTCAAAGTTATATTTCTTAGTTGCAGGATAATAAGATATACCGCCTATAAAAGATGTGGGGAATAAAAGTATAACTGAAAAACTACGCATATGTCCATATAACTTGATCAGCTTTTTCAGTGTCTATATCTACGTGGATAAAAGTGTTTGCAATTCCTATACGCTTAAAACCTACATCTAAAAGGCAGTTGATTAAATGGTAACGATCA